AAACAAAACAGGTAGAGTAATAGATGACGCTTCAGCTTTAGAAGTTAATGACCCATTACACTATGCTAGAGAAGCATCATACACACAATCAGCTTATTCAGTAAATCCTAAAACAGGTTCAAAAGAAGGTGGAGTTACAGGTGCAGTTTTAAGAGCTACATCTCACGGAAAAGGAAAATGGCTAAGAGTATTTGGTCTTCACTTTATTAATACACCATCAAACTTATTAAGATGGGTATTTCAACATACACCTACTCCATTTACAGCTTTAACAGGCGGGTTGATTAGAACAGGAAGATTACAGTTTCAAATGAAACATATGTTAGCTAAAGGGAAAGATGGAAAATATCTAAATCCTGAAGCGGCGGCTGAAGCAGTTGCAAGAATACAAATGGGATATTTACTTTGGACTGGTGCAATCTTTGCGGCAATAACAGGAAAAGTAACAGGTGGTGGTTCAAGAGATTGGAAAGCTAATAAACAAAGAGAAGCAGACACAGGTTGGCAACCTTATTCTTGGAGAACAGAAGATGGTAGATATATTTCATTAAATAGATTAGACCCTGTATTTATGCCATTTATGTTGGCGGCGGATATGGTAGATGCTATGGGAGATTTCTTAGAAACAAATGAAGATTTACCTGAAGAAGTAGAAAATAAATATGCAGAATTATTTGCTGTATACTTAATGTCTTTAACTAGAAATTTAACTTCTAAATTTTATACTAAGAATTTATTAGAAACAGCAGATATGTTATTAGGAGATGGTTTAGCATTTTCAAGAGACCCTGCTTATAAATCTGCGGCTTTAGCGGCAAGAGGTTTATATAAAGTAATTCCATTATCAGGATTCTTACGTTATACAAATAGAGTTACTGATGAATATGAAAGAGAAATTTGGTCTATGAGTGATAGATTAAAAGCAATCTATAATCCGTTTACAGGTAAAAATGCTGTAATGCCTAAACGTAATATGTTTGGAGAAAAGATTAATAGAAAGAATGGTTGGTTATTTGGAATAGGTGGTAAAGACGGAATTTGGTCTTCACCTTTTGCTATGACAGAATGGAAGAATCCATTAGTAGCAAAATTCTTTGAAAATAGAGAATTTGATTATAAACCACCTGTTAAAATAGATAAATATACTAACTTAAATTTAAAAGATATTAAGAATAGTAAAGGACAAACTGCTTATGATTATATGTTAGAGCAGAAAAGTAAAATAGTAGTATACTATCCGCCTATGGATAGAGATGCTACATTAAAAGAAATAATTGAATGGGAAATTAGTAATAAAACAAGTAAATTATACTCATATCCAAAAGGAATTGTAGCAGGTGATGACTGGCAACAGAAACACATTTTGAGTATTGTCCACAAATTTGAAAGAGAAGCTCTCAAAAGAGTATGGGAAGCCTTCCCTATTTTCAATGAAACATTAAAGAAAAGGAACTTATATATTAAGGAAGAAGCTGAAATGGCACTAGAAGAATGGCTATCGGCGGTTAATCAATAATAAAGTACCCCTTTTAGAAGAGATAAACGAATAAATACAAGGAATTTAATAAAATATGGCAAATAGTTTTGTACGATATACAGGAAATGGTAGTACAGATGCTTATTCAGTCCCATTTAGTTATAGGGCTCAAGCAGACGTAGCAGTAACCATTGATGGTGTCGCTACATCAGCTTTCACGTGGAATGGTGCGGGTACAGTAATTACTTTCACAAGTCCACCTGCGAATTTGTCTTCTATTGAAATTAGAAGAACAACAAGTCAGGGGACAAGATTAATAGATTATGCTGATGGTTCAGTATTAAAAGAGAATGATTTAGATACTGATTCTACTCAAGCATTTATGATGGGTCAAGAAGCCATAGATGATGCTAATGATAGAATTAAGTTAGACTCAACAGATTTTCAATGGGACGCAGATAGTAAAAGAATTAAAAATGTAGCTGACCCTACTGCGGCTCAAGATGCGGCAACAAAGAATTATTTAGAAACTACTTGGTTATCTGATGCTAATAAAACAGCTTTAACTACAGTAAATGCTAATATTTCAAATATTAATTCAGTTAATTCTAACTCTAGTAATATTAATACAGTTGCAGGAGTAAGTGCCAATGTAACAACAGTAGCTACTAATATTGGTTCAGTTAATACAGTAGCCGCAGACATTACAAAAGTAGTGGCAGTGGCAAATGATTTAGCTGAAGCAGTTTCGGAAGTAGAAACTGTAGCTGACGATTTAAACGAAGCAACTTCAGAAATAGATACAGTTGCAAATAATATTGCAAACGTAAATTTAGTTGGAACAGATATTGCCAATGTTAATTTAGTTGGGGGTTCAATAGCTAATGTTAATAATGTCGGTGGTAGTATTGCTAATGTTAATACTGTTGCTACAAATATTTCAGGAGTAAACTCTTTTGGTGAAAGATATAGAGTACAAGCTGGAGTTCCCTCATCTTCCAATGATATTGGTGATTTGAATTTTGATACTACAGCAAACGAATTAAAAGTTTATAAAAGTTCAGGTTGGGCGGCGGCAGGTTCTACAGTTAATGGAACTTCAGCAAGATTTAATTATACAGCTACAGCAAACCAAACAACATTTACAGGTGCAGACACAGCAGGAAATACACTTGCGTATGATGCAGGTTACGCAGATGTCTACCTAAATGGTGTAAGATTATCTGCGGCAGATATTACAATTACTTCAGGTACTTCTGTAGTTCTAGCGACAGGTGCGGCAGTAGGAGATATTTTAGATATTGTTGCTTATGGAACATTTGATGTAGCTTCTATAAATGCAGGAAATATTGATGCAGGAACTTTAAATAATGCAAGATTAAGTGCAATACCTGAAAGTGCTTTAGCAGGTTCAATATCAAATGGTAAATTATCTAATTCAAGTATTACAATTAATGGTTCAGCAGTAGCATTAGGCGGTTCAGTTACAGTAGGAGAAACTAAACCAACAGCAACAGGTTGCACACCAAGTACAATCACTAATGACGCAACTAATGTGGTTATTGCAGGAACTAACTTTACTTCAATTCCTCAAGTCTGGGCTTTAAATACATCTACTGGAATATGGTATTTAGCAAATAGTGTTTCTTATACTTCAGCTACTTCAATTACAGCTAACTTTACTTTAAGTGTAGATGCTAGTTATAAAATTAGAGTAGAAAATCCTGATGGTAATGCGGCACTTTCTAGTACAAATATTTTAACAGTTTCAGATGAACCTACTTGGAGTACAGCTTCAGGTTCACTTGGAACAGTAGCAGGAGATTTCTCAGGAACAGTAGCAACTGTAGCGGCAACTTCAGACAGTGCAGTTACTTATTCTGAAACAACAAACGTATTAACAAATGCTTCACAAGCGAATTGTTCACTTGCTTCTTCAACAGGAGTAATAACAACAAGTGATTTCGGTGGAAGTTCAACAACAGCAACAACTTATAACTTTACAATCAGAGCAACAGACGCAGAAAGTCAAACTACAGATAGAACTTTTAGTTTAACTTCTAGCTATGGTGCTACTGGTGGCGGACAATTTAACTAAGGAGAATAAATAATAATGGCTAGTACATATTTATATAGAGCAACAGACGCAACAGCATCAAGCGGTTATTCTAATAAATGGACTTGGAGTGGTTGGGTTAAAAGAAGCAAACTCGCTGCAGAACAAGGTATTTTTATGAATAAAAGAGATGACAGTAATTCTAATTCAAGATTTAAGTTATACTTTAGGAGTACCGATAAACTTTGTTGGGAAATGAAAGATAGTACAGCAAGTGATGATAACTCATTTGAAACCAATGCTTTGTTTAGAGACACTAATGCTTGGTATCATATAGTATTAATTTACGATAGCGATAATAGTACAGCTACAGAACGAGTTAAATGTTATGTAAATGGTTTAGATGTAAGAACTGAATATGGTGGTTTTGCTTCTGATGACCAAGCAGGTTCAGGTTTTGGAAGTCTTTGGTCAAGTGCTTCAAAACATTATATAGGTTATAGTTCTAATAATGCAGGAACAGCTCATTATTTAGATGGTTTAATGTCTCATTGTCATTTAACTTATGGTTATAGATATGAAGCATCAACATTTGGAGAAACAGACAGTACAACTGGAGAATGGAAAAATAAAAGTAGACCCAACTGTCACTTATGGTTCACAAGGTTATTTTGTTTTAAAAAATGGTAATTCAGTAACAGACCAATCAGGTGAAGGTAATAACTTTACAGCTAGTGGTAATCTTACGAATACAGAGGATTGTCCAAGTGATGTTTTTGCTACAATGAATGTTTTAGATAATCAAAACCAAGCTTCAACATTTAC